CTGTTCCTGCTTTAAAGCAGAGTATTTAGAAGTCAACGCAGTTGCAGTACCTACACCTGGGATTTTAACTTCTTGATCTCTAGATAAAGCAGGAACAGACATTTGGCTGTTTTGTCCTTCGAAACCGTAAGACATGTACTCATCCATTGCTACTTGTTGGAAAACACCGTTACCATTTTGAGCACCTGTAGTTGAAGTAACTAAAGTTGATGCATCAGAGAAAGTAGCAGTAAATCTGTTAGCGTAGTAATTACGGAAAGAGTTTACATTAAAAGGAGCAACTTTACCTGTGATAACGATACCGAAGTTAGCAGCAGCAGCTAAAGCAGCTGTGATACGTCTAACGTTAGCAACAGCGTAAGCAGCAGCAGTTCCTGTGAATGGAGTATCTAATACGATAGATGTAGAAGCAGTGTAAGCAACTACTTTGTAAACAGCTGAAGTAACACCTGCACCTTCTAAACGGATGTAGTCACCTACAGCAACGTTAGTTAAAGTACCATCGATAGCTACAGTTTTAGATCCTACTACTGGAGTAAAGATAGTTGTAGTACCTGTTGGAACAGCACCTGCATCTGAACAAATAGCTTCAAATTTTAAGTAGTTGTTAGCTGGCTCTTCAGCAAAGTTTTTGTAACCACTACGTACTAACAATCCTGCTAACTCTGCTTGTGTTCCTGTAAGATCTGTTTTAACAGGTCCAGCGAACAAAGACATTGGTTGAGAACGGTTAGCTGCATCATTATCTCTCTTACGAATTTTGATGAAGAAAGAAGTGTTGTTAGCTATAGGTAAAGCACCTGTAGTTCCGTTGTAACCAATAGTAGTTACTTGTTGTACAGCTGGTTTATGTTTAGCAATAGTGATAGCCGTTTTTCCTTTAGTAAGGATTGGAGACTTCATTAATGGTAAACCTAATCCTTTACCTTGTAAAATTCTGTACTGCCCTGTGCTAGGTAAAGCAGTATAAGCTGCTGCAGTTAAAAATTCGTTTCCTAAATCCACTAAAGCAACAGCTCCTTTTGGAAGATTAGCGTCAGTAACCAAAGTACCTGCTGCGAATCCTAATGCTGCTTGTGCGTTATCATCAACGATAACAGAAAACACGTTGTTTGCTTTTCTTAACATTGTTTAAATTTTAAGTTATTTATTCTATTTATTCGAGCTCTTTAAATGGCTCAACTATTTGCACTTTTTGTTCTTTTACTCTTGTTAACATTAAGTCTAATGCTAAATCTACTATTACTACGTGAGTAGAAGTATCTAATTCACAGTTCCTAGCATTTGTAGGCGTATCTCTATCGACTACTATTCCTTCAGGGTTTTTAATGTATCTCATGTGATAAGTAGTTACATTAAAAGTTCCATCCGTGATTAATTCATGACGTTTTGCAGTAGCTGTAGTAGAAGGTAGTAAACCTGTAACAGCTCTTGAGTATTCCTTTCTCCAAACTCTAGACTCACCGTGAGACTTGTAGAATGGTTTTTTGTATTTACTCCAATCAAAACGTTGAACCTCGTTATCTCCTACAGTTACTATATAAGCAACAATAGGGTTTGTTGTATAACATTCGTTTTTATCTATTGTACACTCCTCGAATGTTGTGTACATGTGATCTAAAGGTAAATCAAAGAACTTTCCGTATCTTAAAACTCCTACTTGTGAAGCAGAAGGAGTAAGAGAAGGAGCGTCTTTAATCAACGCTCCCAAACCTTGGTTTCTAGCTTCAGCTTCTTGAAAGCCTTTAAGCTTACGATTGTTTAATTCATCGTAGAATTTCTTTACATACAAATGCTGAGCTTCAGTAAGCACAGAAGATAACTCGAAATCTTCGTACCCAGGAGAACCAAAACTATCACTTCTGTCTAGTTTTAATTCTAATTCGTCAGCCATTTGGTTTGCAGTCATTCTTATTTACGATTTAATAATTCAATCTTAGCTTTTATTCTCATCTTCACTTCTTGATTCTCAGGGTTTAATAAGTAATTAACAGTGTCTGTTAAATCACCTAACTCTGCACCGTTGTCAAGAGTATATCTTTTTTCTCCTTTACGAAGTATTGCACCTGCTTCAATAGAATCTTGTACAAATATACGTTCATTATATTGAGGATGGTTAACAATTTCTAAGAAATATTTAGGATTATTATCAATAACCTTTAATATCTCTCCTTTTAACCAATCTTCTGTAGCAGAAGCAGGAATTGTTCTTCCTAATGACTTGATGAAACCGATAGTAGCTTTCTTAGAAGCGATGATCTCTGCAAACTTAACATAAGCGTCAGCTTTAGTTGAAGCTTCTTCAAGATTCTTAACGATAACCTTAGCTTCGTCAACCATCATAAACTCGTAAGTAGCTTTCAAGTTTCTCTCGTCATAAGAAGGACAAATAGCAGACTTATTAGATAATAAGATTAAGTACTTTAACATATCTAAAGGTAAGTTAAGATTTAACTCTATACCTTCTTTAGTTAATACTACTCTACCTCTTCTGTCTGTTCTCCAGAAGTTTTCCTCTTGTTTTAGGGTAGGATTTAAGTCACACCCTAACTCTTTTTCAAAGAACTCTTTTTGTGTCATTCCGTTAGGAAAAGATTCCATGTATTTTTGAATCTTAACTCTACGTTGATCTTCTAATATTACTTTTACTCCTCCTCCTAAGTTTGCACTATTTAAAGGAACTTGGTAACTTCTTTTTACTTTGTTGTACAAGAAAGGATCTTTTGTGTTATTCTGTCCTTGTACTAATAGGTTACTCCATTTACCCGATGATTCTACAGGTTTTACTTTGACTCTCCTGTCTTGTAAAAAAGTCCCGTAAACTACTTTTTCTTTTGTTGCTGTCTCCATTTTGTTTTGCTGTCTTTTGTTATTGATTAGTAAAAAGTGTTCCCCAGGCTTTCAACTCCGGGGAACGACTTGAGTTATAGACTATCTTTCAACATTAAGTCTGATATCTACAATTTTAGTAGGATCTTCAATCATTAATCCTCCCCATTTTTGGAAGTGTACAGAGTACCCATCAACAGGAGAAGCAACCATTTTTGGTGAACCTTTACCTGCAGGAGAGAAAGGATCTCTCATACCTGGGATATATGCCCAGTTGTAATCCGGAACTCCTTTTGGTTTAACACGGTAGATACCTGCATTATCACCATAATCTAAAGCTAAGATTCTGTGAGATTCTACGATACCTTTTCCATCTGGGTGACGTTGTGGGAAGTATACATCATCATCGAAGAAATCAACGATCTCAACCATAATAACTACACCGTTGTACCACTCGTAAACGTTCCATTGTGGTTCCATTAAACCTTTAGTGTTTTTACCACCTAAGTTACCTGCATCCGTATTAGACATCAAGAATTTGTCAGAGATTACAGTAAATTTACCTGTACCTGATTTAGCTTGAATTTGTTTAGAAATTTCGATAGCACCGAACTCACCTGTTAACAAGTGAATAACACGTTTACCTCTTTCGATCTTACCAACACCCATGTCTAATAACAATTCTAAATGCCAATCTAAGTCATAAGAGTTGTAGTAGTGAACGTTAGAAGGAGCGATTTGCTCAAAGAAACCTGAACCTGATTCGATAGCATATTTAGTTTTATCGTCTTTGTTCAAGTACTTGTGATCAGCTGTCCAGTTTTTCTTACCGTACATCAACATTCTTGCGAACATTTCTTCACATTGGTGGTGAGCAACTAAATCTTGGTAGTTAATCCAAATAGACTCTTGAGTCCCTTTGTAGTTGAAACCAAATTCTAAAGGCTCATTTTTACCTTTGTTGATAGTGTTACCAGCAACTTCATACTCCATTCTTAAAGTAGAAGGACGGTTTTCCATTCTCCAAGGAGATGTGAAATACGGTTTAGAACCTTCGTAAGAAAGAGTAGATGGAGCTAAAGAATAGAACTTAGACCAACGACCTCCAATAAATAACTCCTCAGAAGGAACAGATTTATTAGCGTTATCAGTAACTAATTCTACTTCAAACTTGTAACGAGAACCAGCATCCATTGCTTTCTTAACCAATAAGTGGTAGTCATCTAACTCTCCACGTAATACGTTAGTAGCTTCGAATAAAGGCTCGTCAAAGATTAAGTAAAATCTCTCACCGTTTGCACCTACGTTAGCAGGGAAAGTACCAGCAGAAATAGTTCTACCATCGATAGTTTCAGCATCTACTAAAGGAAGGTTTTTGTCATGTTGTCCTTGTAACATCCAGTTGTAGAAACCATTCTCTTGTTCTACTTCTTTAACAGGGAATCTGTCTACAAACTCACGTAACTTACCTTGTAAGTTAGTTTTGTAGATTTGTTTGATCACATTAGAGATCAATTGTGGTTTTTGTTGGTACAATGAATGGAAGTGGTTATCTGTAACCAAACCATTGAAATCTACCGCTTCGTACTTTTGTAATGGAAGTAATTGACTCATTTCCTTTTTTAATTAATTGTTAGACGAATCTGTTGTTATTTATTACTAATTGCTCTTTCAAGCATGCTTAATATCCCTTCTGTTTTCTTAGAGGTTTCCATAGATGTGTTACGACCTACTCCTCTTTGTTCCTCTGTAGCTATTACTTTATCCAACTCGTTGATGGCTGCTGTTTTAGCTACTGCTTTAATTTTGGTAATATCTGGTTTAAATTTACCTTCTTTATCAATATTAAATAATCCTAGTGTATCGTAGTAGTTGATAAGCATCTCAAACTCTGCAGGGTTTCTGTGTTGTTTGTACATTAAACTGTTATACTCTTTTCCTGTTTTAGGATCAGTGTGTACAGGGTTAATGATGTTAGCTTTTAACTTATCTTTAGCTACTTTGTTTAAAGTAAGACCATCGATGAAAGCATCTCTAGAATCTACATTAGACAATAAAGATTCAAACGCTTTAGTCTGAGCTTCTAACTCAGCTTTGCTTTTTGTTTCTTTAGCATCTTTAGCTTCTCTAACGATAGCTTCAGACTGTGACTTTAATTCAGGGATAGCTTTTAAAGCTTTCTCTTCTAATTTGTTCACTGCTAATGCATCATCAATAGCTTCTATTGCATCTTCGTGAGAGAAGTTCTTAGCTACTAATTGCTCATAGTAGATTTGTTTTTGCAAGTCTACATTCTCTTTCACTTGTTCTAC